CATGGTTTCTTTAACACCTGTATCCAACAGGAAGTTCATCATATATCCGTTTACCTGCACAGGTATAATGACTAGGTTATGGACAAAAAGAAAAGGAAATTTAACATTCTTTTTCTCGTTTAAGACAAAGCCCACTTGTCCCTGCGTCATGAAAAAACACAACAGTGCCAGCGATAAAAAAACTGTTTTCATCCAAGTTTATATTTGGTATTTCCAATTTAAACAAGATTATTCAGATTAACGAAAGTTTATAAAAAAAAGCTGATATTGTGTATTGCCAAATTTGACGGTAGTCGATTTACCCTTTTTATTACACCACATACAACGGCCGCCTTTTTGTGATATAAGTATTGCTCCTTTAATTTTTCTCTTTTCATTTTTAACAGTAGCAAATTCGGATCAAAGAGCAATCGTATTAACTCTTTAGACACTGCTTGTTCAGTGCTTGTTCAGTGCTCGTCCAGTGCTTGCTCAGTGACAACTGAACAAACAGTGATTAATCACTGTCTAAAAACTGCTTGAAAATTGGTATTAGGTACACGCTGGTATTAGGATATATCCGTTTTATTGTCTATCTTGATAAGTTGTTATCGGGGTATTGTAGCAATCGTCAGGTCAGAAAAACATAGGTGTATAAAAAAAAGCCACTTTACATATTGTAAAGTGGCTTTTAGTACCCGGAGCCGATATAATTAAACAACATATTATCAAACACTTACCTATCAAGGTGTACAAAAGGTGTACACAGAACATTATTTTTCCACCTTTTTCAATTTGTCATAAGCCGACATGATCCTACGGATATCATCCACCTGTGTACCGCTTAGCTTTCTATCAATGTATTTTTCGCCCTCTAAGCGTATTTTTACATCTCCGGAAGTTGTGGAAATGTTACGCATCATAGCCATTATTTTAGGAGTGGCATCAAGGTAAACCCATTCCTTTACAGTAGAGCCTGTAAAGACGTCTTGTTTTACGTCACGGTCAAAAATAATATCATATAGGTCTTCATCTGTCATAATGGATGCTCGATTCATAAATAACCAGTCACTACCTCGATAGTTTATTGCTAGTTTTAAATACACATTCACGCCATCAACAATCAAAAATGGTGATAGTGGAGAAAACTTAGCATTTTTAGCTTCAATTAAATAATGCATTTTGAACTCATCCCAAGATCGCTTTAACCCCTTCATATCCACTTTGCTAAGCGAGTCAATATGCTTAGTATGTGCATTACCAAATTCCATTGCCGCTAAGTCTTGGCGATATGCAATATATGAAGCCCGGTATGGGCTCCCTTCCGTCATTTCTGACAATCGTTCATCCAGCATTTTTAATTGATGATTACGACCAGATTCGCTAACTGGTCCTATTTCTTTTAACGCGGTTATGAAGGTAGAATCGGGAAGCCCTCCTCTTGCTTGCCCCAAAGCTGTCCCACCAGCCAACAACAGTAACCCTATAAAAAACTTTTTCATAAAATAATTTTGATTAACGTTTAAACATTGATACTAACTTCTGCAAATTGTTATTCTCTGCACGCAGAAGTTTAATTTCCTGTGCCTGTTTTTCAAAAATAGATTTCATATTATCTAAAAGGATATCGAACATCTCAGAATCCTCAGGTTCGTCAACAAGAAAATCCTCATGAACCGAGAAATTTTCTTGCGTTTTTGGACGATGTACAGTTTCTTCATAATAAGATTCACTTTGATTAAACATCGATCCTACTCCACGCGTTAACCATTCACGATTGACATTATATGCCTCTTCTAACTTCAATAGAAATTTCGCAGTAATATCCCTCACCCCTTTTTCATAAGCGGATATTGAAGCTTGCCTCACTCCCGTATCTTCCGCCATCTCGAATTGTGATTTTTTCAATTTGCTTCGCAAAAATTTAAATCGTTCAATAATTTTTTCTTTCTGAATATCAGCCATTTATTAAATAATTTACAACAATTGTTGTTACGGTTTACCATAATACTACATTTGTTGTATATATTTGTTGTAACAAAAAGGAAATACAAACAAAAACAACAATTAATATTAACAAAACGTAACAACAAAATGTCACGACAAAAAAACAACAGCACGGAAACAACAAAAGTCATGCCACAAAATGACAAAAGTTGTATAACTATTGATCCTGAAGAACTATTGTTTTTCTACCAAAACGTAGATGCACCGATTAAAAAGTTAGTAAGAGATGAACTCTTAAGGAATGGTATAAAAGTATCAAGACAACTAGTAGACAAAGAGTTAAGAACTCATAAACCGAAGCATGATAGAAATATTATAACAACTGCTCGTGAGATTCTATTTAGAGTTAAGCAAATAAGTTTTAATTCTTAATTCTTTTAAAACAACAAAAAAAGTACATCAACTTTGTTGTATATCTGACAACTGTATGGATTGTGGTACAACTGACGTGACACATCTGTATTATAAATACACCAAAATAAAAATAACCCCCACTAGAATACGGTAATTATTTAAAGTTCTTTATACCGGGGATCCTCAAGCTAGAAATAGAGCTGGGAAAACGTATGTCAAAAAATACAACATTTGTAATATTTAAAAAAACAAATACAACAAAATGAACAAAACACAGGTAACAGTCTACATAGCTGGCCCTATATCGGGGCATGATGATCTTAATCGGTCAGCATTCAAAACTATGCAAGACGAGCTGGAAAGCTTAGGATTTCACACGCTTAATCCCCACGAATTTTGCGAATCAATAAAATCCCCGAACCCATCAGATCCAAAATACTATCGTGCAGGCATGATCACATTGGCCAGCCAAGCTACTGATATCATTTTCCTAGACGGATGGCAGTATTCCGCAGGCGCTCAATTAGAGCATAAAGCCGCCGCACTATTCGGCATAGGCATCCACTTCAGCACAGAAGATCTAATCCGTAAATACTCAAATCAATAACATCATGAAAAAAGGATATATCATTATTGGCTCAAATGAAGCAGATAGAACCATACTAGCGAGACAGTTACTAAAAGACAAAAGGTATCTGCATGTTGGTGGACCCGAAAGTGTAGACGTTGAAATGATCACGGAACAGACAAGTTTTGTCGAATCCGATAGGCCAGCATTCAACTTTCTTCTCATCCACGATTTAAAATCATCTACAAAATTAAAGCAGTTAGTAAGCGGTTTGCCAAATGAGTATCGTGTGAATAATCTAAAAGGTCTTTGGATGTACAACGTCACCACAAAGAACGTATTTACATGCGAGCTTAAAGGGCTTGACTACGTTCTTTTCGACCATAACGCTTCTTGGCTGGAAGGCTACAGTGTGATAGACACAAATCTAAATTCAGTGCAATCAATTATTCAGTTCATCCAAGAGACTCGATAGTTATGAAAAAAGGATATGTAATTATCGGATCAAACACGGATAAGATTGATGCCATCGTTAACCATGTTTTATTGCGCAAAAGTTTCTTACACATTCAATCGGATAACACCGATATAATTCACCGGGACATCTGTTATGGAGGATCTTGCACGGCTCCATTTGACTATCTATTTATTGGTCCTGTTTCTAATGGTTTCAAACTGGCCAATGTAGTTAGAAATATCGGAGAAGTTTTTTGTGTGAACCCGCGTGGTAAAGAACGGTTTACCGTGACTCCAAAAAAGATCTTCACATGCGGCATTTCAATGGACGAATTGATGGAGCTAAAGATTTCGGCAACGTTGATCGTCACCTATCACGTAATCGACACTGATTTAGATTCAGTGCAATCAATTATTCAATTAATCGATCCAACCCCTTCGTCATGGAAAAAGCACTATTAATTGTGAGCCTAGCCACAAACATTGCCTTGTTTTTCATAGCGATCACAATGGCAAAAGCTATGATCAACATAGCCCGTTCCCGTACAAATAGAGTTAAAAGCATGACAGAAAAATTTATCAGTCTAGTGAAAACTCATTCATACAGGATAGAGAGATTTCAGACTGAATTAAAAATACCAAAACACGAATGTGAACCGCTGTTTCGATATGCTTATCGTCATCATCCTTATGACAGACTTGAATTTAAAAGTTTACCGAACTGGATCCAGCGACTTATCATCCAAGAACATGCGAAGGGAATTGCTGCAAATATAAAACTAAACAGTGAGATGATCCAAGCTCAGGTCTATGCTTCGGCAGAGTCCTATGACCTGACCGTGTATACGGAGATTTATTACAGCTTAATGAGCCCTCCTGATCACGTAGAGTTTTTCGCGAATGGTCTTAAAGACCAATATCCAAACATTTAATCCTAACTACGATGAAAACTGAATTATTAACATCACTTGTCAAAACGCAGGACGAGATCATAAAATTACAGGCTTCGCAAATCACAACATTAAAGCACGTAATAATTTTCCTGATCGTTTTCGGAATGGTCTTTTTCCTAGCACTATCCCTTATCATTTTATCACGTAAACCCGAAATAGAGGACTAAATCATGTCAGAATATCGCATAGACATACAGGACATTTTCGACGCTACCAACGGCGGACTGGATATCATCATTGATTTATATCCGGACGCAGAGGAAAGTGCTCGGAACCGCAATAAAAAATTCAAGCTACGCACTGAAAAAACAGCGTCTGCAAATCTGTTCAAGAATCAAAATGACATTTGGATAGTAACGGATTTTGGGGGCGGTCAAGAAGCAAAGGGCAAGAATGCGGTAGAATTCTACAGGACGGAAAACGGAATTGATTTCGTAACCGCGATCAATGAACTGGCCTTGAGATACAACGTCCAAGGTGCGGATCCTTCCAAGGCTCCGAAGCCGATCAAAACAACGCAACCAGCAGCTAGCGATCAGGACGAAAAGCAATATTACTACAAGGTCAAAGAAACTTTGAGTGAAAAGGAAATTGAACACCTTTTTCCGCGTTACGCATTGACAGCAATCGGGTGGAGAACCGGGGCAGATGATCACGCGGTAAATGCCCGTAAGGCAGCTGCAAAAAAGGTCCATGAGGTATGTAAGAAATACAATTTTTGGGCACTGGAATCATATAGCTATATAGATAACCGTATAGCCAATGTGTACAGCTCTACGGATGATTACCCGATGTTTGCTTGGATAGAAAAGCTAAATGACAAAGAAACTTTTGCTAAGATCTATGTGCCAAAACACATCAACAAAGGCAATAGGTTCAGATATTCGGGGCAGCGTCCGAAAGATTTTCTACATGGTTTGTCGCAGGCACAGCAAGAATTCAGACGGCGTGAACTGGAAGCGGAAAAAGATAACAAATCCGACGATGAGGAAACCGATCATGAGGGGAATCCGCTGCCGTCCAAAAAGAAGAAAGTCGTAGCCGAAAAGATTGATGAGCTTTTGTATTTAAGCGGTGGCAGCGATGCGCTCACAGCAGCACTATTGGGCTACTGGGTAACCTGGCCTAACTCCGAAACGGCTACACTCACACAGCAGCAATATTGGAATATGTCTTATATCGCTGACAAAGTCATCCAATTACAGGATATTGATGACACAGGTATCGCACAGGCCCATATCAAAGCAATGGACTACCTTGACCTTTTGACAGCAGAACTTCCAAAAGAGCTTACAAAGAAAAAAGACCGCCGTGGTGGAAGCTGCAAAGACCTTCGGGACTTCTTCAATCATTACAAAAATCAGGATTTTAAGGCTGTTCTAAATACCGCCCTTCCCTATCGTTTTTGGGACATTCGTCCGAAGTTCAGCGGCAAAGGCGAAGACCGGATCCAAACGGGATTTACGTTTGATTTCAACAACGTACATGCCTATAATTTTTTAGGTAAGAACGGTTTCTATCGTCTCAATTCGCCTGCTGAAAAAAACGGGTATATGTTCATTAAGATCGAAGGTAACATTGTCACCAAGATCGAACCAAATGAGGTTAAAAACTTTGTCCACAATTTCCTGCAGGAACGCCGTCTATCTACGGATCTGCGTAATGCGATGTACCGCACAACACAACTGTCGGAAAACAGTCTTTCAAACTTACCCCTTATTGAGGTCGACTTTAATGACACAGGTAAACATGAACAGTTTTACATGTTCCCAAATACCACTTTGCGCATTACAGCAGCTGGTATCGAACAGTACAATCCGGGATCTGTAAAACGGTTCATCTGGAAGGAAGATGTCATCGAGCACCATTTCAAATTAAATAAGGAAGAACCTTTCACGATTTGGATGGACGATAACACGGGACAATACGATATCCGGATCAACACAAAAGATGACCTGTTCCTCAATTACCTTATCCAAACATCAAGGATCCACTGGCGTACCGAACTGGAAACAAGATTGCAGAATCTTTCTCCTGCTGAACGTGAGGAATACAAAAAGGAAAACAAGTTCAATATCGCTGGCCCATTACTGACCCCGGAGGAAATAACCGAACAGAAACTGCACCTGATCAATAAAATCTTTGCGATCGGCTACATGATGCATAGGTTCAAGGATCCTGACAAACCGTGGTGCATTTTCGGGATGGACAACAAGATCAATGAGGACGGCGGATCTTATGGAGGTTCGGGAAAATCCATCGCACTGAATATTGCTTTATCCAAGGTGATGCGCAAGCGCTTCTATATTGGCGGCCGTAATCCGAAGATTACAGAAAATCAGTTTATCTACCACGGACTGACCGAGTACCACCGCTATGTATGTATTGATGATGCGCACGAATATCTGAATTTCCATTTCTTTTTTGACGTGATCACTGGGTCGCTTACTGTCAATCCAAAGAACACGGCACCGTATGAAATTCCTTATGCCAAGGTTGCCAAATTCTGCATTTCGTCCAATTATACGTTGCGCGATATCGACCCGTCCGTAGAGCGCAGGATCCTTTACACAGTATTCAGCGACTACTACCATAACAAAGGCGAAAGGGATGACTATAACGAGATCCGCAAGCCCTCACACGATTTTGGCAAGAACCTTTTCGACGATTTCACGCGCGAAGAATGGAATGCTTTCTACAATACAATGATGTACTGCGTACGGTTTTACCTGACCGTAGCCGAGAAACTGGACCCACCGATGTCGAACGTCAACATCCGGAATCTAAAAGCGGAAATGGGCCCTGATTTCGAAGAATGGGCAGCGGCTTACTTTGACGAGGGATCCACAAACGTAGACCGCCTTATCGTCCGCGAAGAGGCCTTCAAGGATTTCGATTATAAGTATCGCAAAGGATGGAAGACACAGCGTTTTTCGAAAGCTCTGCGCGCATTCTGTAAGCTCAATAATTACGAGCTATCACCTAAAGAACTGCATAACTCCAAAGGAAACAGGATCATTCACAAGACACCTGAAAAGCAGATACAGCGTGATGGCAGCTGGACAGAAACCGGACGTATGGTCAGCAAGGAATTTATGTACATCAAGACAAAGCACGATGTACCTCTGAATGTCAATGTAGATCCAGTAGCGGCAAAAGAAGCCATGAACAGACATGTAGATCTTCCGCCAGTACCAAAAGATAAACAGGAACAAATCAATTTTTAAAATTTTAATAACACAAAAATGAAATCAATTACACAAATCCACGTAGACGTTTCTACTCCTAAAAAAGCGAAAAAAGTTGCAGCTATTTTAATGTCTTTCCCTACACGAGTAAAAAAAATCGTATTGCACAGGCTTTCAGAGGGAGCCGTACCATACAGCCGCTATGCACTGATCGGATGTGTAGGCAGATTACAGATCTGGGACTTCGTTGAGCCAAGCGGCACGCACGAAGTGATCAGTCCTAAAAAACTTAAAAAGATGCTTTCCGGAACTTCATCCGGTAAGGCAGCTGATCCAATTAAAGATCTGCCCAAAGATATCCACGATATGATAAAGGAGTCGCTCGAATGTCCACCTTTTTCAACCCCGAAACCGTTTCCTACAAACGGCGTATCAATTAGGAAAATTTTTATTGACGAAGGAAAAGGCATTGACGGTATGACCTTGGAGCGTTTGCACAAACTTTGGCAATCATCTGATCGCACTCAAACAGTTGTGTCAGATTTTGCAAAGAAAATGGCAAATGATCATCCGATTAGAGTCCGTTTTTCTCCAATTATTCCATTCAGCGAATTCTTTGCTAAGCAATCGCCATCATTCCCACAGCCTTTTATAGACCATTGGAAAAATACACTTTTTAATTTTCCTCTCCCGCCCTTTAAAAACGTGCTTAAGGAATGGTTGAAATCGGAAGAAGAAAAAGCGATTGCTATGAAAATTCAAAAAGAAGCTGTGCTTATGCCAAAAGTCGGCGATTTAGTTAAGGCTTACGACGATGTCAATATAGGAATGACCGTAGATTTCGGACGAGAAAGACCAATTGAAGACAAATATTGTACGGTAGGGATATTGACAGATATTTCCTTTAATGGATCAGCCCGAGAATTTAGGGTGAACGATGGTCATTACTGGAATTATGCCGAAACGATTACACTGGAGGAAGCAAGAAATATTTACGGTATTAAAAAATCCTGCTAGCAATGAAGTACACCAATATCCTATTGGCTAAGCTGCCACATAAGCACTCCCGCCCGCTTCACGGAGGCACCGAGATCCGGACGTACAATTTGGAGCAGTCACGTGCAGAGGCGCAAAAGATCATCGATTCGGAAAAGCTACCGCTTACGATCGGGAACATTGATATCAGGGTCAGATCCTTTGTTGTCTACGAAAATGAGACCGAAGTACAATCCAAATGACAGGATCCGCATTCGTCTAGGTGTTCGATTTATCGATCACCTAGGCCGGATCTTTCAGGTCTACGAGACATTCCTTGGTCCTATAGATTCTATCAAATGGACAATGGAACTTATCGACGGCACCAAGATCCACGGATCTGACCGAAACGGTGACATACAGACGGCCATTGGTTTTTATCAGATGGACACTGAATACAATATCCCTACTGGGGATCTGATTATCCGGAAAATCGAATATATCGAAAAACTGCTGGACAATGACAACTTAAGAATCATTTAAATGAAATATCAATTCTTAATCCTCAATCATGAAAAATGGCACGAATGCACTAAATGCCATGAAATATTTGACATGCGCTTAGAGGGGCTCCATTGCCCTAGATGTGGCGCAGCTAACACAAAGTAATGAACAGACTGACGGACAAACAGCGGGATGAACTTTTTGAAGCCTGGTTATCGGGAACCTATACCATCTATCATTTGGGACAGATCTATAATGTCAGTCAGTCAACCGTAAGTAACATCATTAGTAAAAAATTGAAACAAAAACAAAATGAACACAATCAACACAAAAACACATAACGTTACAGGAAAAACCACACAGGAACACCAAGCCGATGCGATCCGGAAACTGCAGACAACAATCTGCGATATCGTTGGAATGGCAGGAGCACTTAAGTATTTTGTTTCGGAAGAATACGAAGCCAAGATCGAACTATTTGCCTATGCCCTACGCGGTACAAGATTGATCGGATTAAAGGATCTTGGCAAACAGATTGACAAGCATCTAACCGGGTTAAAAGAGATCGCAACAAGACTGGAAATCCGATTGATATTACCGGAACGCCATGCTATTGTTCAGGATACGCATTATGGTGTTTTACTTGCGTTAAAAGCATTATTAAACCTTCCTGAGAACCGGATCTACGAAGAGGCAATATTGCTTTCACAAAAGCCGATCCCTTACACACGCCGTCACCATTTTATTTTCTTCCTTGAGCAAGTATTGGATAAGGCACGTACGTCGGATCACGATGCCATCCAAATGGTGAAGGCTCTTTTGAATGACCTTAAGGAAGCCAATATCGAACCTGTAAAGGTCAATGCGCACAAACAAATGGAAATCAAAACAATGAAACCATTCGAGGGCTAGATCATGCAGGCGACAAAACAGAAGAAAAGATCTATCAGGTTTTTTAATAAGAAACAGTTTCATCTTGAATTTCCGAACGGCATAAAACCGAGAAAGGGAAAGGTGACCATGGGGGAATTTTTTGCAGGTGGCGGCGGATGGACATCCGGGGCCGAAGCTGTTCGGGATATCCAAACACTCTGGATCCTCAACCACGACGCCGTGGCTATCCGTACAAACGCCTTTCATCACAAAGGAACAAAAGTATATTGGGCAGATTTCTTTGCGCAGGACGAGCACCTTTTGGAGCCAGTTGACATCCTGCATGCGTCGGTGGAATGCCAGCCCCATAGCAATGCCAATGGCGGAAAGATCCGCGATATCGGTAGCTATATGATGGCCGACGAGCTGGTGCGCTACGTACGTCACCTTATGCCGCTAGTTCTTACCGTTGAAAACGTGCCTGAATTCAAAACGCAATGGGGGCCACTGGATGAAAACGGCAAACGGATCAAAGGGCGCGAGAACGAATATTTCAAACGCTGGGTTGCAACAATTCAGTCCCTTGGTTATGAATATACCGAGGACATCCGTAATGCCGCCGACGATGGCATCGCACAGCGCCGTGTACGCTACTTCGGAATGTTCCATCGACCAGGTATCAAAGTATCTTTTCCAAAGCGTACACATTCAAAAGATGGCAAAAATGGATTAAAGAAATGGGTTCCATGCCGTGACTTTATTAACCTTAATAAAGAAGGCCATAGTATTTTCGGCCGCCAGTTCAATAAAGCACTACCCCCACAGCACCGGAAACCTTTAGTGCCAAATTCGCTTGCTCGTATCGCCGGGGGCCTGCTCCGCCTATATCCCGAAGTTCACCAGTTTTTGGTACAATATTATGGTGGCGATAATTACGAGCGCTTCCAGACGCTAGATGAACCGCTTTTCACAGCACGCACCGCCAACTGCCATCAGTTGGTGACCACTACGGAGAAATTACGGTTCATTATGGACTACTGCCGGGGTGATATCTACACGAAGATTGAAGAGCCATTGAATACGCAGCTGACCTGGCAGACAAAAAACTTTGTCAATTTCGAGGGATTTATTTCTAGCTATCACGGGGGATCCATACAGGTGCAGCCACTTACCATTCCATTGGCCACGACTGACTGTAACGACCGTCACCCGCTTGTACGCCTTGAGAAACTACAGTTCATAGCGCAGTATTTCAACAGCAACGGCCATCCGGACAGAAATGTTTCATCCATCGACGAACCTCTGCCCCCCGTTATGACGAATTTCAAAAGCCAACTTGTAACCATATTGGACAATTTCGATATCAAAGTGCGCTTTTTGGATGCAGAGGAACTTGCTGGTTGCTCTTCGTTCGCACCTGGTTATTTCACGGATCCGGATCTGAAACTGTCGCATAAAGATGCTGTCCGTATGATCGGTAATGCTGTCCCACCGTTGTGGGCCACAAGGATCCTAAAGTACAACATCAAATCAATAAAATTATTTAAACAATCCCAACTTAACTAACTAATGGATCTCAATTATGACAAATATATCATTGCTTTTAGTGGCGGGAAGGATTCGGTCGCCCTAGTACTCTATCTATTAGATCTAGGTATTGACCCTGCCAAAATTGAACTATGGCATCACGATATTGATGGAAACGACAATGCATTTATGGACTGGGAATGCACCCATGACTATTGCCAAAAATTTGCCGACGCTTTCGGCCTGCAGATATATTTCAGCTGGAAGGAAGGGGGATTCAAACGTGAAATGCTTCGCGATAATCAACGAACGGCCCCAACTTGGTTCGAGGCTCCGGGTAATATCCTGAAAAAAGTTGGCGGCATCGTTGGAAAATTGGCTACTCGCTTAAAATTCCCTCAGGTTGCAGTTGACTTAAAAGTACGTTGGTGTTCGGCTTATTTAAAAATCGATGTCTGTTCTATTGCTATCCGTAATCAAGAACGCTTTAATGGATTAAAAACCGTCGTGCTATCAGGTGAACGAGGCGAAGAAAGTAGCGCAAGATCTAGGTACAAAATCTTAGAGGTAGACCGTTCGGATTCCAGAAACGGCAAATTAAAAAGGCATGTGGATCGCTGGCGTCCATTACGTGACTGGAAAGAATCTGAAGTGTGGCATATCATCAAAAAGTACCGTGTTCGTGTACATCCATGCTATTATATGGGCTGGTCACGTTGTAGCTGTAAGTTTTGCATATTCGGAAATGCAGATCAGTTTGCAAGCGCCTTTTCTGTAAGCCCAGATCAAGGCAATGAAATTATGTCCTACGAGGAACTGTTCGGAGTTACAATAAAAAGGAACACAGATCTCCGGTCGCTGATCAGTTGCGGGAATCCATACCCAAACATAACTAAGGAGTTGGCCAAACTTGCCACATCCAATATTTATGACCAACAAATAATATTTAATACCAATGAAGAATGGGTGCTTCCAGCTGGTGCATATGGCGAAAGCTGTGGCCCTCAATAATCAATTTATATAAACAATCGCTATTTAGTTAAAAATGAAAGCTACATTAAAAACACCCCCAAAGCAAAAGGCATTTACAAATGACCAATTAATTGATGCCGCTAATCAGCATGCTTTATCAGTACTTGGAGAGGATCAATTTAAATCCAATCCTGAAGCAGCCAAAATGATAGCTAACGATTTCATCAAAGGCGCCCTCTATGTGTTGGATGTATTCACCGACGCTGATCAGGATTTAGTCAATCTAGTGGATAAAGATTTGGAAGTATAATTAAACCGAGCCCGGCGGTCAAACTGGGCATATTACAAAATGGCAATTAAAATAACGAACTACCACTGCAATGCTTGTGAAAACGGCATCTTAATGGTCAAGAAAAAAGAAGTCGGACGACGTATAGATTTAAAATTTGAAGACTGCAACGTATGCAAAAAGCCTTTTGGTTTAAAACGAGTCGGTGATCTCAAACCAGTATCTAACGAATTAAAATCAAGGATAGATGAATAAAATTATATTAGACGCCTGCTGTGGATCAAAGATGATGTGGTTTGACAAAGACAATCCAAAAACAGCTTTTATGGATATACGGAAGGAAGATCATATACTATGTGATGAACGGAAATTGGTGATCAATCCAGATGTTGTAGGCGACTTTCGAAATATACCTTATCAATCCGAAACCTTTAAACTTGCTGTATTTGATCCTCCACATTTGATCAAAGCCGGTAAAGACTCATGGCTCGCAAAAAAGTACGGCTTATTGTCGGAAAATTGGAAAGATGATATCAGGAAAGGATTCAGGGAATGTTTCCGTGTTTTAAAGTCCAATGGCATACTGATATTCAAGTGGAATGAAGACCAGATCAAGGTCAGGGAGATATTAAAATTAACTGAAACGCCTCCTCTGTTCGGCCACACAACGGGCAGACATGGGAAAACCCACTGGATAACATTTATGAAAGATTAAACTTAGTGCAGCCAACAGGCTGCATTTTTTATTTACCGTATTTCCGCTCACTACAAAAACTAAATATATTAGTAATTTTGCATTATGGAAATATTGGAATTGTCTTATAAAGGAAAAGACCTACAGATACCATACGAGATTGATCTGGATTGCGTGGGGAAAAACGTTCAAGATTACAAACTTTTTGGAAAGAATGGCCAGCGGTTTATTGTGCGCCAAGATTATATGGAATGGTTCATGCTCGAAGGTAATCTCCCAGCTGACCTGTCCGATGCGATCATAGACAAACTTATTCTTACGTATGAGAAAAACTTACTGGCGCTATGTTACTACGGCGGAGAGCGTCAGATCCTGTCGATTTCAAACCTTGATAATATGGGCCACGATTACGCCTACCACCTCATGTTAAACAGGAGCGATCTAGGATATCTTACTTGGAGTGCTGCATACGGTTGGAAGATTGACACCCGGCTTAAATTTAAAGGCCAGTGGATCACCATAGCAGATCTGGACATCATTGTCGAAAACATTGAAAAGGGAGAGATCCCCTGGCTAAAGAAGCTCCCGAAAACCATGGCCCTAAACTCCCCTTCTAACCCCTCCTAACAGCTGTAACCCTGTAACAGTGTAACGGCCTTAAAACCCGCCCGCCCCTTCCAAGTCCCAGTCACATTTCAATCCCTCGATCAAGTGTCCGCGCTTCGCGGTTACGCTTGATCATTCCCCCCTGCGCCCCCCCCTTACCCATAAAAAGAGAAATTCAATTGTAACTCATCTTAACAGTTACACTATTTAAACAGACACGATAGTAAGGGGGCGACGGGGGAAAATCGTTTAAATGCGCGAAATAGCCAAAAATCTTTAAAAAAAATGAAGCACTAAAAGTATACTATTTACTTGTAACTTTGTAACGAACTTATAATAATAGAATATAATAATATTAATTTATAAATAGTTAAGTTGGTTACAGTAAACTAAAACTTTAATGTAACAAAAGTTACATCGTTACAAAAGTTTTGTAACCGTCATTCCGGCCATCAAGGTAGCTTCCCACTGATACCCTGCCGTTACAAAATGAAATACCCCCGGTTACAAACTGGTTTTTCACACTACCGTTTCTTATCGCCCGATGAGGGCAGTTTATACAGCTGTTACAAAAACACAAAAGTTTGGTGTACTTTTTTAGAGAGCCAAAAGTTTTACCGGAATAAAAACTGGATCAGGATTTACCCAAAAGAAAATTTTAAAAAATTTCACACAGCGTTTAAGATTTTCAATCTTAAATTGTGTTATATTTGTACAAACCAGCACATTAACTATATGTACGTAAAGTGTAACATTAAATCAGAACTTTTCCGTAATTACCTCAACTTCCATTTTGCCAACGTCGACGGACGCTTCGAGCTCTTCCGGTCAATCCCCCTGGCCCGGTTTATTATTTCCCACCTCAGATTTTCAGAAACAAAACCACCCTACGAAGACAGCGACCAGACGGTTGTTTTCAAATTGCCAAAAACTTCACAGCTCCCCAGCATACAGAGCCAGTTCGCCTATTTCACTCCGCAGGATATGGTTCAGATCGAAGACCATATCAAAGAAGTTTATAACATTGATTTCCAGTCTTACTATTACTGGTCAATAAACCATGGTCTACAGCAGAAGCAGGCAATCCAAAATTTCATCATCACCCGGAAGCTGATCAACAAGCTGGGCGATATCGACACGCTGAAAAAGTTTGAGTACAGACAGGAAAAGAAACGGCTGGAAACCCTGACGCGGAAATTTATCAATCAGGTGGTCTACCAGAACCGGATCATTCAGGACTCTATCAACAAATACAATCACACCTTAAACAGTAAACAGAAACTACGATGAACCCAAACCTAACCCCGATCTACCGAATGAAATTTATACCAGCCCACCTGGTAACTGATTATCTGGAATATCCCGACGGCACCGTACAGATCAAGACTTTCGAATCCCTACGCCCCATAAGCTTTGCAACGGGTTCGCAATCATTCCAGTCGACTTCTAAACCAAGCAAAGCCGGGCAGCTTTTCAGCAGCACGATATCAACGACCTTACGGGAGGCTATCGGCTACATTGGCCCCGTCATTGTACTGATACAGCTGTGCGACAGCAAAATTCTGGTCTTTGGAAACCCCGACATACCAATCTATTTCAGCCATACCCATACCGATCAGTCACGTGCTTTTCAGGTAGACTATGACAGCGACAAACCCCTTTTACAATTAAAGAACACCGACTTATTTAACGATTAGGCGTCCCCAAAACGTCCTTTATCAGCCCCCCTCAAAGGGCAACCTTTGCATAGATCACACCTCTACCTATGCAAAGAAAACTACACGCCAACTGGCGGGCACTGTATCAAGAAGAATTATTGCGGGGGCAATTCCTAATCCATTCCAACCTAGCCGCTGGAATTCCCTCGCAATTGCTTTCCCTGATCCAAGGGAAAGACAAGGAAACAACCAACGAGTCCGACCTTCATATTGACGTCCGGTCCTATGATTATGACGGTAACGAATACGAAGACTTTGGCGGATCTGAATCACAGCAGACCGTGGTTGCCGTTATCCCCATCAAGGGCACCATGTACAAATATGGATCATGGCGTACCTATGGCGCCTTGGACATTGCCGAAATCATTATCGAAGCGGCAGGCATGGAAAACGTGTCGGCAATCGTTTTGGATATCGACAGCGGCGGCGGATCCACAGCCGCGATCCCTCCCCTAAAAGATGCCATCCTATACGCTAAATCCGTGGGCAAAATAGTTGTTGCCCACGGCGACATGACCTGTTCAGCGGCTTACTGGATCGCATCCCTCTGCAATTACATTTTTGTCAACAACAACCTGACCTCTACCTATGGATCCATCGGTGTCATGATCTCATTTGCAGATTACAAACCGTATTTCGAGCAATTGGGGGTAGTCTTCCATGAGATCTACGCCGACGAATCCGATCAGAAAAACAAAGTTTTCACCGAAGCCGAACAGGGCAAATACGAGCTGATCAAAAAGGAAATGCTTTCGCCGCTGGCCGTGGCTTTTCAGGAAGAGATCAGGGCCAACCGTGCAGGGAAGCTCGTCGCTACTACTGACGGGATCCTCTCCGGAAAAACATTTACTGGGGCCACGATCGTGGAAATCGGGCTGGCAGATGAAGTGGGAAACCTATCCATGGCCATCAAATACGCCGCTAACCAATCAATCGCACAAGACTTTATCAACAATTTTTAACCAACCAACCCTATGAAGTTATCATTCAAACAGTATGCCTCCATGGTTATGGGATTTTTGAAAATCTCCGCTTTTACGGACAAAAAACTGACAGCCGAACAGGCTGAATCCCTAAAGGCAGCATTCGGCGAAAAGTTCGCCAGTAAATTCTCTACCGCCATCGCTGAACAGACGGACGATGAGCAGACCAATGAGGAAACGCACGCTGAAGGATTGCACGAGGCAATTACGGCGCATTTCGCTGCGCAGACAGAATCTGCAACCTCTACCATTGCCGCACAATTAGCCGAAGCAATTGCACAGAACAATCTTAAAGATGGTCAGATCGCACTTTTAAAGGCTGAATCCGAAACAGATCCGTTTCCGGTTTCAGGTCAGGGATGGATCGGAAAAGAAGGTGTCGCAAAGGTTCTGACCGTTGCCCGTAAGGCTGCGCACTATGCTGCTGTCTTCGCATCTATCGCATTGGGTCAGGGTACCGTAGTCGCAGGGACAAAAACAATCGACGTAGACAATCTACGTACAGAGTTCGGCACATACTTAAGCCAAAACGGAACAAACGTTGCCATTACGGCGCAGATCTTCAAAGGATTCTCTTCCGCATCCGAATTCCGTACTGTTCCTGCCGTCACAGAATATCAGGCTATCCAGTCACAGATCAACAGCGTTTCACAACAGTTTTCCGCAAAATGGACACCGTCCGGGGAAACCAAGTTCACGCCGCTGACGATCAAGAATTACCGTCACAAGATCAACGTTGCCATTATCCCTGCCGATGTACTTGATTCGTATATCTTCCATTTATACGACGAAGGCTTGGCACCAGATCAGATGCCGATCACCAAATACATCTGGCATTCCCTTGTTTTCCCGAAACTATTGGAAGACATCGAATATCGCATGATCTTCAAAGGCAAGTATGTAGCCAATTCGACTACACTGCGCCCCGAAGATTCGATGAACGGTATCGAGCAGATCCTTGTGGATGAAAAAGCAAGTGGGACATCACGCATCAATTTCTTTGGTCAGGACATCGACTGGACGACAGCGACTGACAAGCAGGTTGTTGACTTCATCAATGCATTTGCCGATGCTGTGGACGACGATCTTACTATATCAAAGATCTACACGTCAAAGTTTGTCAAAAAGCGCTACCAGCGCGCCTATGAAAACCTTTACGGTGCCAATAACAAAGTTGTAGGCGGTCTTAACCAGACGGCAGAGGTCGACTTCGTAAACATGAGCCTGCATGAGCTGAAAGGGATGGGCAATTCGCCGATCATTTTCGCTACCACTCCGGGCAACATGGTCAAGCTTCGCCACAAGAACGAAGCGCCTAACGTCATCAACGACGTACAGAAAAACGGCTACGAAGTCCGCCTGTTCGGCGAGTACTGGTTGGGCGTCGGCTTTGAGATTGCAGAATTGGTTTTTGCATACGTACCTGCCAATTACAATCCACAAGTAGGACTTAAACCATCCAAACAGTTTCCTGATGGCACACAGCCGGAAGATGACGAAGCATCCGACGGATTGTAAACCTAATAGCTAGGCTTTCAGGCCTAGCTTATCTACCTAACCCAAATCAACAAGAAACAAAAACCTTAAACTAATCAAGATGGCATACAAACCAGTATCGATCGCAAAGGGCGCAGGATCGCCCGGGGCTCCCACAGCCAAGGATCCTAACATTATCGCAATCAGAACACGTGATATCCTTTCGATGCCTGCCCGTGTGGGCGTTAAAATCACCCAGAACATTACCCTTAAGCCCGGCGCACAGGCCATCGGTATCTATCTGACACCGTCGACAATCTCGCGTAATGACAACAGTGAAGGCGATCCGGACAAAGAAGGATGGATCCAGAATGTTGCTGGCGCACATCCCGGGGATTCTGTCGAGATCAACGAATTCGAGCAGGCCAATATCGGCGAAGACTTTGTCCTGATCACACGTGAATGTAGCGAGACTGCCAGTGTCAAAGTACACGGATCACTTTGCGCTCCTATGAAGCTTGTCGTTGAGGGACAGGACAACAACGAAGGTGTAGCGCATACACTGACATGGAAATCAGCATTGCGTACTTCCGAAAAATCAGCATTCTACACAGGTACAATTCCGGCGCTGGCTCCTATTGCCGGGGATGGATCGTCTGACGATGGCTTATAGAACCGACTAATCATTATTAACCCAAACCGAAAGGGGCTCAACCCGAGCCCCTTTTTCCTTAAAACACCATGTATACAATGGAAAATCTGACCGAAAAAGAAAAAGCAATATACGAAGCGATCAAAGCCGGATTCTTAACTGTAGATACCATCACGGTAGCTACTGAAATGAAAAAAGCATCCGTGGCAACGCTGGTCAATTCGCTCGTGAAAAAAGGACTGATCACTAAATCGGAAGGCGGTACGATATCACTGACAGATCCAGGCAGCCAGGCTGTAGGACAAGGAGAAATCAAACCGGGCCCTGATGAAAAAGAAAATCAGGAAAACGGCACGCCTGTAACCCTTAAGGGATTAACCACAGATGCTGTTATCATGGACTGGCCTAATAAAAACGGCAACCTACCTCAAACGGACACACGTCTGGATCCGGATAAACCGACATTGATCATTCCCTATTATAAAGGCGGGGCAGTATCGACCGAACTTAAACTGGCTCTGCGCAGCTGGGCCAAACATTTTGGCGATATCAACGTCGTGATTGTTGGTGACAGCGAAGACTGGTTTTCTGATCATGTTATCCATATCGAGCACAACGGCCACCAGGTGATCAGGCATTGCAATGGCTGCGCGGCTCCACAGACCGAACAACATCCGCAGGCCGATAGCACGCACAAACTGTTTTCCGCTATTGCCCTGCTCAATATCAAAGGCCCCATAATCCTGTCAAATGATGATATTTTCCTTTTGCGCGATGTGACAATGGACGATATCGCAAGCCCAAAATATTTTGGAGACCTAAAGGATGCCGCAGAGAAAAAAAATACCCGGTTCAACGAAGCACAGCTGAATACCGCATGGATCTTGGATCAGCTCGGTCATCCAACTGTACGTTACGGAACACACACGCCTGTCCTGCTTGATGCCGCAAAAGTATTAGAGGTTATCGAAACCTACAACGCGACAGAGGTCGGCTTGCTCTTTACCTCGCTCTATTTCAATACCCACACGCCGGAAGGGGAACCGAGCAAGATCACAGGCGGAACAGAGGACAAGATCCTCGCATCCATCTACCGCCCCGATATCGGTCAGGATGTACTGGACAAAGTCCGGAGCGAAAGGCTGTTCATGAACTGCAACGATAAAGGGTGGCTATCGGTCCGTACGCTTTTACGTGCTGATTTTTCCGAAAAATCAAAATACGAGATCTAATGAAAACAATTTTTATTACTGCCGGGCATCATAACCGAGATAGTGGCGCCATCGGAAACGGATATCAGGAAAATGTACTGACCAAAGAACTACGTGATCTGATCACATCCAAATTGCGCGAAATAGCCTGCCTGAAAATATGGAATGACAACGATGATGATACCTTGTCGCAGGTCATCGCTAAGATAAACAAAGTAGCTACTGCAGATGACTTCCTGTTGGAGATCCATTTTGATTCTGACGAACGTATTTCGGCATCGGGCACAACGGCACTTGTTGCATCCGGTGCGCGTGAAAAGTCAAAGGATTTTGCAGGCCAGCTGGCAGGCGATGTCGCAGCCATCGTGGGTATAACGAACCGCGGTGTCAAGTCGGAAACGGAATCTAACCGCGGAAGGCTCGGAATTCTGCATACAAAAGCATCGTCCTGCCTTTTGGAGGTCGCCTTTATTTCCAACCATTCGGATATGGAAAAATATCAGCAGTACAAGGAACCGCTCGCACTGGCCATTGCGACCACGATCCGTGACACCATGCTAAAATACTGATCGATGACACCATCGTTTTTAATTTACAACTGGCTGAACACTGGCTCCGATCCGCTGGTCGGGGTCCAGCTGTTCAATACCTATATCAATCCTGATCCAGTTGTACTGGGGATATTGGAGAAAGATCCGGCCGCTCATCTGCATATCCTCAAAATTGCGCTCTCCGCTTTTATGGATAAACAGGTAGCGGGGCAACAAGTTAACTTAGTAGCGGGCGATCATAGAGAACTATCCCAAAAGCTGGCAAGTTTACAGGCCGAAAACGAGGAACTGGCCTATATCAACGAGGAACTGCAGGAACAGAACTTTGAACTTGAAGACCAGGTAAACAGCAGTCAGGAAAACAGTAAAAAGAAAACCATCGGTCTACGGGAACAGTTTCCGTTTCTTGCGGACAGTGACTGCCCAAATGAGCTAAAGATACTTGCGGCTGACAAGATCACGGCGTACCATAAAGTGATCGAATACTACAACGCTATTGATGAATGTACCACAGATGATCAGCTTTTTTCCGCCGTGCGAAACCTCGTACACTGGTATAAGGTAAACCATAAGATCAAAAAGGAGTTTGTCCATTACAAAAACAACAAAACCGTACTGGGAAAGCATGAGATTTTTGTGGAGTACAGGGATCTTGAAGATTTAAAAAAGCTGTCCCCCCTACAGCTGGCAGACCTGAAAGCACAGACCGAAAACAATATCAGGCACCTTGAAAAACAGATCAAAAAGAATGACCGCCCAGATCTGCTGATCCGCAGGGAGGAAAAATTGCGTGGCTACCGGATGAAATTGAACGCAATCATCGCCCTGCTGAAATAACCCTACGGAAATCCGTAAAATTTAAGACGATATCCATCCGATCTTTGATCCATGAAGATTACACTACCGGAACATATTATTCCAATGCTCGAAACGGCAAAGGAAGAATGCTTGGCCATTATGGGACTATACCACAAATATGATGTCGATATCGATGGGATCACCGTGACCCTGACGCCAAAATTAGGCTATGAGGAATCCTTTCAGGACGCTTTTGCCCTTGGATGGTATATGAGGGAATACAACAGCTATTAAGCGCAATACAACAAGTCCCGTGTCCTTTAAATGCCCCTAAATCAGGGGCATTTTTGTTTTATGGAAATCTACCTTAACCTAATACACCTAACCGACGAGGAATGGGAAAAGCTAGAAGTACTCTCCGCGCTCGAATATTCCAATAGGCGCATCGCAGAATATTTCAATCTTCCGGTCGAAGTATTTGACCGGGAAGCCAGCAACCCAAATTCCAAAGTCGCTACCCATTTGCGGATCGGGCGGGAAAAACAGGACATCGACGAACGTTTCGCCCTATATAACCTGGCTAAAGGAAGCGGCAAGGAAGCCGTTTCTGCACAGAAACAGATCTTTGAGGTCAAGCGGACAAAAGCTTTCAAAATATCCAAGCTGGATATCATCGGCGGTTTTGATAATGACGGTATGCTCGAACGCCTGATGGACTACGTCCAGTCCGGTGAGCTCAAGGATGTGACCGTTGAGGAACAGATCTATATCGACGCCCTACGTTTTATCAAGGATATGGACGCCCAGTACGGCCAGCGCGCAACGATCAAATACATCATTGATGTGCTCAAGCTAAAAGCCCAGAGGGCGCAGGAAATGTACTCGGAAGCGCTGAACCTGTTTTATTCGGACAACAACGTGACCAAACAGGCACTGCGTAATAAGTACGCAGCGATGATCGAATCCGCAGCCATTGTCGTCCGTGAAAATGCACTGACCCCGGTTGACCTGAAGATCCATTCGGAAATGATCATGCAGGTTACCAAACTGCGTGAACTTGACAAAGCAGATCCGGAGAAAATCCCGAACGAACTTTACCTCAAACCTGTGCGTGTACTTACGCTTGACCCGGTCAAAGCCAAGCTACCGCCAATCAACCGACAGGTCCTTGCTGCCGAAATCGATCTTCTGGAACTCCCCGAGGCCATTAAGGCCGATCTACGGCAGGATGCCCTTATTGATGATCCAAATATCCCAGCCAAACTTGACCGAATCCTAGCCAATAACAATGAGTAAGCCAAAATCAACCAAATACCGTCCGAAGATCAACGAATCCTATAAGGATGCCAATGTCGCTTTTATGAACTGGCTTTCACAGATGTGTACCATGATCATGCCCAAGCGGTTTGCGGCTGTGCTGGGGCGTGGATCCGCAAAGACAACAGATATCATTGCCGAACGGCTTATTGAAATGGCTTATGATATGCCGGGAGCTCCTATTGCTTGGGTTGCAGACACCTATTCCAACCTACAGAAAAACGTGCTTCCTTCCATTATGGAGGGGCTGGAACGTAAAGGGTACAAAGAAGGCGTTCATTATATCCTAGGAAAGGAACCCCCAAAATTCAAACAGTCCGAACTTGAGGGGCTGGATCCGTCCATCCGGGAACATTTTTGGAAGCCCTACAATAAGCTGGCAACATACAAACATACGCTGATTTTCTTCACTGGTCTGAATATCACTTTCGGATCCCTTGACAAACCTGCATCCCTTGCCGGACGTTCCTATGTCCACGTCATCGGTGATGAGGTGAAATATTTCCCGGAAGCCAAAATCGAAAACATCCTGCGGGCAAACCGGGGCTATGCTGTCAAGTATGCGCATTCTGTTTTTTACCTCGGACAGACCTTTACGACGGATATGCCAAATACGGGCCGTATAGGCGAATACGACTGGATATTGAAGCAAGGCAAGAAAATGGACAAAGAGGGCATCCTGCGCGTTCTAAAGACCGCTATGGTATACAATGAATGCGTGCAGGAACGTTTGTACTATCAGGCGAAAGGCGACAAGGAAGAAACCGCCAAAAAGCTGCGTACGGAATTGCGCTGGCTGGAAATGTGGAAGACGGTCCGCAAGCACAAGTCCGCGCATAATTTCTTTTGGACGGCATCGTCACTGGTCAACATTGATATCCTTACGCCTGACTGGTTCATTGATGCCATCAATACGGATCTTGGGGATCCCGAAGTGTCCGTGCTGGGATTAAGGCCGCAGCTTTCGTCGGGGGAACGCTTTTACGCCAATATTTCTGCGGATCACTTTTACGATGACGGGCTGAATCCGCGTTATGACTTTGGTATTGCAGAAATGCCGGACTGTCGGGAGCTGAAATATCTTGATCGAAATAAGGCTATCGACCTGGGCATGGACTTTGGTAACATGATATCCATGTCGGTAGCACAAGCAAACAGCAAAGACTACAGGATCCTGAAATTTATCCACACCCTTTCGCCGAACTGGATCCCGGAGATAGCAAAAGAGTTTCTGACCTACTTTAAGACCCAAAAAGAAAAGACGATCAATCTCTACTATGACAGGGCAGCCAACAATTACAAGGAAGCTGGTGTCGACCTTGCTTCTGCGATGAAAAAGGCTTTAGAGTATGAATCTGACGGCAAGACGAAAACAGGCTGGAAGGTAAATCTAATGTCGCTCAATCAGGGTAATATCGGCCAGTTTGAGGAATTTGTGTTCATGCAGGAACTTTTGAGCGGATCCAATCCAAAACTGCCAAAGGTGATGATCGACCGTTTTCAGTGTAAATTTCTCAAAGCATCCATCGAAGGGGCAAAAACAAAGATTGTACAGAATTCCAAAGGGCAATCGATCACAGCCAAGGATAAGTCATCGGAAAAATTGGAGCTGGAACGCCTGCCGATGGAATCGACAAACGCGTCTGATAGTTTTAAATATCTAATGATGCGAAGGTTATGGCGGAATATCGTGCGGATCAAGCCTAAATCATCGGTTATGAGTTCAACTGTAAGGTAGTTATGTCCCCGACATTGATGTCAGGGACATAAACAAACTGTCCTTTAATAGCCATCCAATTAAAATGACATTTGGGCAATCATTTAAAACGCACACATTGACAACATACGAAGCCATAAAAGAAATGCGCAGACTGACGAAAGAAGGGAAATCCTTTTCTTTCGTCTTTGTGTCATTTGACGAAACCCGGAATACATCGCAAGGCATGATCGAAGTACCCCGTGCACGGCTCCGAAACCGTGGGGTACTTAAATACAACCAAAATGCAGAGATGCAGGAAGAATATATCAACCTAGACACCAACGAGCCGAGACGCTTCTGGCACTGTAACCTGCGCTCATTCAATGGACAGAAACTGACGATAATCTAAACTACCTATGAAAACAACCAACCGAAAGAAAACCCGATCAAATATCCCAAAATCAATTGCGCAGCCAGCAACGCAGGCAGGAAAAGGAGGTATTAGGCCATCTTTTCAGCGGATCGGAAAGGATTCCGCAGCCATCCAAACTGGCGGAAAGGTCTACACCGTTTCCATGTCATCCTTTTCAAGCAATTTTTCACAGCTGTTTGACAGCTCCAATTGGGAGATGGCCCCCCAGGTGTACAATGGTGTAAAGATCGTACCACACGGGGCAAACAATGACCTCCCGGAGATCGTCAGGGATATCATGGCGGAAAACAACCTGGCGCCCGGTATCTTGGAAAGACAGATCGGGCTTTTGTATGCCAATGGTCCGGGGCTTTATCGTCTGAATTATGATAACGGGCAGATAACACGTGAATATTTGTACGATAAGGAAATACACGATTGGTTGAAAACATGGGACTGGCGCAGATTCCTAGATATGGCACTTGTTGAATACAAGCATCTTAAAGGTTTCTATGTAAAGTCTTACAGGAACAAAGCAAGCCGTATCGGTGAGCGTGGTTTTATCAATAGCTTGCAGGTTGTTCCCGGCACCGATGCCCGTCTGGGATGGCCCGAGTTCGGAGCGGCACGTTTGGAAAATGTAAAGACAATCTATGTCGGTGACTTTTTCAACAACATCTTAGGGACTGGCCTTACAGCTTATCCGGTATTCAACCCGAACGAACCGTTCCGCTATGGCGTGTCCATGTCTTACCATAATACCTACTCTTTTGCCTATCGTTTTTATTCGGTTCCCTCCTTTTTCGGTACGTTCAAGTGGCTATGGCGGTCGTCGGAAATCCCCGATATCCTTAAATATCTTGGAAAAAATGGGATATCAGCGGCCTTTCACATCCATAGCCCACAGGGTTACTGGGAGTCAAAGCGCCTGAAACTGGAAGAACAGCATCAGGGAAAGACTGCCGAAGAAATCGAAGAATTGCTACAAGATCTAAAGGATCAGCTCTTCGGCGACATTTCAGCAGCTCTCGCAGGCAATGAGAATGCCGGAAAGTTTATCGAAACGGTCGATTTTTATGACGATGAGGGTAACCTCTGCCAGTGGAAAATCGAAGCCATTGACCAAAAGATCGGTGATTTTATCGAAGCACAGCTGGAAGTCGGTAAACAGGCAGACAGTGCGTCCACATCCGGGATGGGATTACACCCTTCCCTAGCCAATATTATCATTCCGGGGCAACTGGGATCGGGTTCACAGATGTTATACGCATTGAAATTGTTTTGGGCGGCTGAAACTGCGATCCCAGAATCGGTGATCTTTGAAGCGATAAACCGGGCAATCACTGCGAACTGGCCACAAAAAGACGGCATTCAGATGGGATTTTACCGACCTATTGTCGAAAAGGAAGATAATGTCAGTTCTAAAGACCGTTTAACCAATAACATCTAATCCAATGAAACTACTAATAAATACCCCGTCTGAACTACGCCGATTATCGGGGACTTTTTCGGCAAATATCAATTTTGAGCGCGTGGAAACCGATGTACTATTGGCAAGTGAGAAAGTGATATTGCTCATCGGCCAGCCGATCTACGATAAGGCGGTTGTCATACTTGAAAAGGGCGATAACGCCACAGACGAAGAAAAGAAACTTTTACAGCACATACAGCTGCCCATCGCCGTGTATGCAGCGTACCAATATTATCAGGGCAACAACCTTGGCCACGATGAAAATGGACGTAAATCGAAAGTTGACAGGGAAAACGAAGCGCAGGCATGGCAGTGGCAGATTGACCGGGACGATGAAGCGGCTTTTCGTAAATACCGGGAATCGCTCGACCGCCTTGTCAGGCATCTGGACAGATCAGAAGATCCTGACTGGATCGATACCGAATTACGGCACAGCTCGCGTGAACTGTTCCTGAACAACACATCCATTTTCAGCAAGTATTTCTATATCGACGATTCCGCCAGCTTCTATTATTCGCTGGTACCACTGATCAACGAGGTACAGCAATCAAAGATAAAGGCCGTTTTGGGGGATGATTACACGATGATCCTCAAAAACTTTCAGGAAGACACGACGTCCAGCGACATGGATGGGCAGCTTCCATTGATCCAAAAAGCTTTGGCGCTGTATTCAATGGCTTTGGCGGTCAAAAGGTTTACGCTCAAAGTGATGCCGGAAGGTGTGGTCCAGCAGTACAAGACCTACGAACAGGGACTGACCAGCAGCAATATTGCCCAGCAGCCGGCCATTGAGTGGTATATGCTCTATTTATCACGCGATGCCGATAAGGCGCTTGATGACCTTCGTAAATTCCGCTCCAAATCTACTTTTGTCGCGCCTTTGATACCAAAGAACGACCCAAGTAACAAATATGCACGCACATCATAAAAATCACTTATGCATACCCTAGAAATCCCCGAAGCAAACAAAAAGATCGAACTGCCTTCCACCTGGAACGAATGCACAACCGACCAGGTGATGGATATCGTCAGCGAAGCATTTTTGGTCATGAACGGCGACCAAAAGATCGAAGACTTTACGCGACGTACATTCTGCAGGCTGACCGGTTTAAAATCTAGTGTCCGCTATCAGTTTAAGCGCCGTTTGGGTACTACCTACCGTCAGGATGAAATGCTGTGCATATTGGCTGCACAGTTGTGCCAATGGCCCTTCCGGATGAAAAAAGAAAACGGACAGAAGATTTACGAGTTCCAGTTTGATACCGCAGTGAATTTTTTCAGGGAAATCACTGTCGGGAAACAAACTGTATATGGTCCCGAAGATCTTTTGCAGGACATCACTTTTTCTGAATTCCAGTGGGCAAATAATTATTTTAAGGAGCACGACAAGTGCAACAAGGAAAATGACTTTGAGGGCGCTATGGAAAGTCTCGACCAGTTTGTCGCATGCTTTTACCGTCCGGGAACAAATGGCAAACGATCGCCTTTTGATCACGGATCTTTGTGGGAAACCCTTCCGCTGATTGGCAAAGTCCCGTATATCAAAAAATTCTGTATACTGCTGTGGTACAGCTATTGCGTACAGGTTATCCAAACAACACCTTTAGATATCCAAGGTATTGAAATAAATTTTTCGATCCTCTTTCCGCAGCCCACAAAAGCGGAACTGCTCGGGCTTGAAAAGCGAAAACAGGGTCTTGGATGGCAGGGTACTTTATTCGATATCTCTGAAAGCGGCGTATTCGGAAATATTGAACAGACCGAACAGACGAAGCTGTTTACCATCTTGGTCTACATGTACAAAAAACAGATCGAAAACCTAAAAGCATCCCAAAAATGAAGATAAGAGACTTTGAAAATCTTTGTAAAAAGCTCAAAGCGATTACGGCCGCAAAAGACTATTGCCGCTGTGCGCATGACGGCCATGCCGTAAACAGGCTAGCAGATCGTGAGGGCTTACAGATTGCCTGCGTTATGCCACAGAAGGGTTTTTCGGGCGGCACCGATAATTATAAGACGCATGATACTTTTATAATCTATGCACTGGAAAAGGACGATAGCGGACAGACTCCTGAATCTGAACTGGAACAGTACGAACGTACCGAAGATGCGATCTTCAAGATCTTTCAATACCTCACCGAGGGTGAACGCCCCGGTGCCTGCCTGCCCTTTCCCAATATCAACGTAAAAGGAATAACCATCGATCCAGAATATAGGGAATTCGGCGGCTGGAACGGTTATTCAATTACAGTTTCAGTTTAATTGAAATTCATTTATAATTATAAATGAATAATTTATAAATTTGAATGTTCATTTTGTAATGCCTGCCGCGTTCGTTTTTGGCGCGGTAGGTTTTTAAATAATCCAGCCTATGTCATTACTCAAGAAATTAAAAACAAAGCAGAAGAAAAAGCCAGTTTCCAATGCCCTGAAACTGGTCACTTTCTTCCAAAAACTCGAAGAACAGGGATTAATAGTATTTAAAAATAACGCTGTATACATTTATCGTGTGTTGTTAACATTGGGAGAAAAGCCCCAGCTTTTCGAACAGAATCTTTATTCCTATGCCGTAACGACCCGCCGTATTGTAAGGGGTTTTCCCTTAAAAATCATCGACATCGAAACCGACGCAGTCATAAAATAAAATACCGAAACAAACCACACTAACTGAACGCCGATACCACAATCGGCGTTTTTTTGTGCCCCTTAGTACCAAGTTTAACCTGAAAAATACCGAAAAATAGCACTTTTTACGGATCACAAACACGTAAACACCTGAAAACGAGCATAATTTTCCTGTTTTAAAATATTCAAAATTTGCTCTCCGCAGAATCTGCCCAGCCGCCCAGAGAATTTTTTACCCCCCTAAAAAAAGGCCTTTTTTAAGGATATATGACGAAAACCGCCTTTAAACACCTTTAAACAGCGATTTCAACCCCATGTCCTTTAGCAGCGACCCGTTAAGGATGACCTTTGATGCATCAACCTACATCTACATCTATGTCACAGCTAAAGAAGCTATTCATCCGCGGTGTATTGGAAGAGGAAGGCCGTCGCTACCTGTCCAATCAGGGCCGCGAGATCCGCGCTAAGCTCCACTTTCACACACGCCGATTATTCAACGACCGCACGATGAACGTCGTGAGCGCAAGCGATAGGTATGAGGGCAAACTGATCATCACCTTTCCTAACTACCTGCGCCTGCTGGATGCCCGCCGAAACGTCAAGGACCGTACGGGCAAACGTTCGCGAAAGGGTTATCAGCTCTACAACAAGTTTGCAATGGGCCATTACTATGCAATAGCGCACCGATTGCAGAACGACTTCACCGATGATGTAGCGCTCAACCTGCGCAGACAATGGCAACAATCTAATCCCTAATATCAATGGCATCTAACAATTTAAAGAACGAGGATCTTGTACTCAACATCATCGTTAACGGCAATAGCGCACAGTCCGAGATCGGAAGGCTTAGCCGCGCGATGGTGGATAATAAGAATAAACTCAAGGCGGCCAAAAGTGAAATGCAGTTACTGGAACGGCAGGGACAGACCAACAGCACCCGGTACCGTCAATTGCAGCAGGACGTGACCAGGTACAACCAGCTGTTGGATGCATATCGCAATAGGCTCGCACAGGTCAGGCAGTCGCTTAGACTGGAAGACCAGACCATCGGTGATCTCGAAAAGACCTTGAAGCGGTTGACGCAGCTGCGTAAACAGGCCACGCCGGGTTCGGAGACTTACAACCGCCTGACCCAGCAGATGGCTGCTGTCTCATCCCGGCTGGCAGAACTGCGCGGTCAGGTACAGTCAACGGGCGGCATCTTGGCATCCATGCAGAATCAGGTCAAAGCCTATTTTAACAGCTGGGTATCCGGCGCCCTCGCACTCGGCGCGGCTATATCGGGAATCAGAAAGGCGACCGAGGACTTTGCTAAGTTCGATGATCAGCTGTCCGATGTAATGAAAACAACCAACCTGAACAAGGAAGGTGTAAAAGGACTTAATGCAGAGCTTGAAAAGATCGATACACGTACTAAACAGGAAGACCTGCTCGGTCTTGCGCGGATCTCGGGTAAGCTGGGCTATACAGAGATTAACGATATCGTTGAATTCGTCAGGGCCAATAATCAGCTGGTCGTAGCCCTGAATGAGGATCTCGGGGGCAACGTGGAAGAGACCGTCAATGCTGTCGGTAAGCTGGTGGATATCTTCAAGCTAAAGGATACCCTGTCAACAGAACAGGCGTTTTTAAAAGTCGGATCCGCTATCAATGAACTTGGTATGGCCTCGACTGCGAATGAAGGCTACATCGTTGATTTTACCAAAAGGCTTTCGGGTATCGCTCCACTGACGGGCATGACCATCCAGCAGGTTATGGGACTCGGTGCAACCCTCGATGCCCTCGGGCAGTCCGAAGAGGTGTCCAGCACTGCCCTATCCAAGCTGTTTGTCAAGATGGCCAGTAACGCGGATGTCTATTCAAAATATGCCGGGCTTAAGCTCAATGAATTTAAAGACCTATTGGAGAAGGACTTTATGTCTGCCTTTATCCGCGTCATGGAGGGCGTTAAAAAGAACTCCAACGGTATAAATGAATTAGCAGCAACCCTCGGAGACCTGGGCGAAGACGGCGGGCGTACGATCGGTGTGATCGGTAAATTGTCCGAAAACACGGAAATGCTGACGCAGCAGATCAACTTATCTAACAGGGCTTTTGCGGATGGTACTTCCCTTACACAGGAATACAATGTAAAAAATGAAAACTCCGCTGCCAAACTGGAAATGGCTAGAAAGGAAGTGGCGAAATACTGGCGTGAACTTGGCGAAAAGCTGTTCCCGATATTGACATCCGGGATCAACCTGACAACTCTTTTCATCCGTGTATTGGGCACCCTTGTCAACTTCATAGCAAATAACATCGGTGTGATCAGCACATTGACAGCAGCTGTCGTGGCCTACTATACTGCCGTCAAAATTCAGACACAGTGGGAAACGATAGCCATAGCAGTAAAAGGAGCGCTACGGGTAACGACGCTCGCATTATCAATGGCCTATAATGCACTTACAGGAAATACAATTAGGGCAAGGGCCGCACAAAAACTGCTCAATGTTGAAATGGCGCTAAACCCTTACGGGCTTGTTGCTGTTGCTGTCGTGGCACTGACAGCCATGATGGTTAAAATGGTCAATAGTATCTACGATGCAAAAGAAGCCCAAAAGATTGTCAATGATGAAATGCAACGGGCCAAAGAGCTCTCCGATAACCTCAAGACATCGACACAGGAACTTTCGTCCGCAATCAATGATTCCTCTTTAACACGGTATGCGCAGAGTAAAGCTTTCGTCGAGCTCCAAAAACTCTATCCGGATCTACTGGAAAACATGAGTCTTGAAGAGTTTCAGGCGAAAGGTGCTGCCGAATCCCTATTCGAGCTCAACAAAGCGCGTGAGGAACAGGAAAAGGCGCTTTTAAGAACCAATTACGATCAGGCTATCAGTGAGCAAAAACGCTTAAAGGAAGAGTACACCGCCTTAAGCGAGATGATGCGTGCGAACAAGAATGAGGCAATGCCATCCCGTTTGATCCGCTTGCTCAACGAGCTGACCGTCGCAGAGGAACGGGTTAAAGAATACGGTAAAAAAGTTGCCGATTTGGATAAGGCCGAATTTGGCGCTAAACCACTGATCGAACAATTGGCCTATTACAATAAGATCCGTGACGCGATCAAGAGACAGATCGACGAAATGGAAAAACAGGATGGCCTGATCAAGCAGATGAACCGTGGCTGGGATAACTTTCAGAGCCGAGTTAACAGCATTCGTTTGGATAGTCTATACGCCCAATTAAAAGATGTTGGCCAAAAAATAAATAGTCTCACACCAAATAAGCCCGAATCTGTCGAAAAAGAGATTAAAACCGTAGGTGAACGTCGTGCCTATCTCGAAAAAAAGCTACAGGAGTTAAAAGCGGCATTTGAAACCCTGAACGAAAAGGATATCGCCGGAAGGAGAAAGAACCTGGCAGAAAGAAAGCGTATTCAGACGCAACTGGATGCTTTAGACATGAAAGAATCCACAGGAAGCAGCAGCAATAATGCTACTGAAAAGGCAGCGCGTGCAGCAAATAAAGCCAGGTTACGGGAGCTTGAAGTTGAGAAAAAGAGCTATCAGGATAAACTCAAAGCAGAGGGGTTATTTCAGCGGGATCGCAATTCACTCACAGCTGATGAACTGGAAAAGCGGGCGAAGATTACGGAAGATCATATCAAGCGGGAAAATGATATTAACACAAAATACAATCATTCCCAGCGCGAACAGACCAATAAGGACGAAGCGGAACTCGATCGTCGGGCCAAAAATGAAAGGAAATACCGGGATAAGCTTATTGATAAAACAGATCCGCTCATCCAACAGGAAAACGAAGCCTACGAACAAAGACTGATCAGCGCGGGGCTATTCGAGGTCAAACGAGAAAATATGACCGAAGAGCAATTGCGCGCAATGGAAGTACTGGAAAATAACCATCAAGTTGCTATCAATAAGATCGATGCAGAAGCGATTGCCCAAAGAACAGATCTACTACTGAAATCTTCAAAAGAAGAGATCACAGACCTTAAAATCAAACATAACGAGGAATTGCAAGCGGTAACCTCGTTGCAACAAGCTAAAGAAATTTTAGCTACGACACTCTCAGTAAGAGAACTGAATAAGATTAAAACCCTCGGACAAGCGAAAAAGCTAATAAGAAATAAACAGGATTTAGAAGAACAGGCAGCCCTTAAACGCCATCTTGACGAACTGCTTGAAAAATTACAAATGACTCTTAGCAGTGGTCAGATGGATGGCATAAATCTATCTGACAGCATTCTATCAGAAGAGGAAAAAAAAGTATTGCTCGCAAAAATCCGTGAAATTAAAGAGCAGTTGGCCGGACTTACAGGTAAAGATTTGACCGAAAATTTAAAAGTAGACGAACGAAGCAAAACGGATCTTCTTGGAATGACCGTCGAAGACTGGGAGAAACTCTTTACAAATTTGGATGGTAGCAGAGAAAGCCTTGCAAGAGTCTACGGTGCTGTTGAGGGTTTAATACAAGTATGGTCTCAATACAATTCTTTTGTTGCAGCAGGTGAAAACGCGCAATTGCAAAAAGATGAACAGGCTAACAAAAAGAAAAAATCTAATCTAGATCAGCGTTTAAAAGCGGGAACTATTACGCAAGAGGCATACAATGCACAGGTTGAGAAGCTGGACAAGGATATGGAACATAAAAAGTCCGTAGTTGCCCACAACCAAGCGAAAAGAGAACGAAATGTCGCTTTAATGACAGCAATTGTAAATACAGCGTCTGGAATCACTAAAGCATTCCCGAATCCATGGTTGATGGCCTTGATCGCTGCTGTTGGAGCATTGCAAATTGGTACAATTATAAAAACACCCCTTCCTGCAATTGAAGGTAAAGAAGAGGGTGGCTATTTGAACGTCACCCGATCACAGGATGGCCGTAAATTCCGTGCTAAATCAGATCCTGCCAAACGTGGCTATGTCTCGACACCAACCGTAATAGTTGGCGAAAGTGGCGATGAGTTCGTCGCCAACAATGATGCAGTAAGCAATCCTCAGGTTAGACCGATCCTTGACATCTTGGATATTGCCCAGCGAAACGGCACGATATCGTCCCTAAAAATAACCGATATCATACGTTCAACGATGCCGGGGCGAGCTAATGGCGGATATGTTTCCAATTCGACGTCAAACGCTCCGACAACAATTATCCAGTCCGGATCCAATGAGGAAATCACGGCACTGATCGCAGAGGGAAACCGGATCAATGCTGCCCTTCATGAAGTACTTCGAAACGGCGTTTCAGTCGCTTTGCTGGGACCTAATGGTTTTAATGCAAAGCAAGCCGAACTACAACGCATTCAGAACAATGCCGATTTATAGTGTCCTTTATTAACCTACGATGTACCGCGATTTTTGCGGTACATCTTTATGAATTGTCATGCTGAAGATCTATAAACAAAACAAACGGTTAACCCTATCCCCTAATATCCAAATTGGCGTCGTCATCGAAAACCCGATGATGGTCGATGAACGCCTTCCGGTGCCTTATACCCTAACTTTTGAGGCTCCCGACACTCCCGAAAATCTGCGTGAGTTCGGATATCCGGATCGGTTTGGCGCGCATGAAGGCAACAAACTTTTTATGGCCAGCGAATCCCGTATTGAATTCGGTTCTATCTCAATATTCCATGGAACTTTGTCCCTGATTGAATATGACGAAACCTTAAAGCTAACTTTCAAAGGCGTAGACTTCAACGAGAGCCTGAAGAAAGCCATGTTCGGTAAGGACTTCGGCGAAGTGGTTTTCGATGGATCGACATCGCTATTTGACTGGGATGATCCTGCAAGTTACTACTATCATTATAAAAACTGGATGAATCCGTTGGCTTACAACACGCACCCGGATTATGTAGCAGCTCCTATCCACATTAAAACGAATAATTCGGCATTCCGTTGGTATTATAACCGAACTGATGCGCGGGATCAGGAGTACACCCGAAAGACAACGGTGTACCGAGAAATGAAATCGCAATACCTGAACTGCTTTAATCCGGGCGATCAAAGCTTCTTATTTCCGGGGAGACCAACATTTGCCGCGCCTATCTTCCCGTTGTTCCGCTTAAAATATCTGATCAACAAGCTTGTTGGTGATAAATTGGAGAATTCTCCTTTTGATGCCACGGAAATGCGCGATGTACTGGTTCCAACATTTTACTTTAAATATTGGGATGAGGTTGAAACGGTGCTATTGAGCAGTCCGTGGCGTGTAGATCCGGGCTTCCTAAAATTTGAGGACTATATGCCGAATTTCCCTGCTAACACCTTTTTAAAGACTATCCTGAATCTGTTCTGTATGACACTGACGGCCCACAAGGGTAATTTCGTCATCACATCCAACAAGGATATTTTCGCGCGGCCAGTAAAACATAACTGGTCCAAGAAATTAATTGGCAAGGCTGTTCCGACCAGCATAGAAGGTCAGATGTATGATTATGGATTTTCAGATCCGAATTATTACAAGCCTGACGAAGAGGCTGTAATAAAAACAGTAGCTACGCTGGAAGCTATGCGCGACGCTTCCTTTAATCTGGTCGACAACGATGACAGTTACAGCGAACTGTTCTATATTAATGAAACGGAACAGTACTTTGTTAAGTCTGCGTTCTACAGCTCTTATCTATCTGCCGGAAATACGCTTTACGAGTTGGTTGTCGATTATGAATTCAAGGGGTATAAAGAGATCATCAAAAAGGAAGAGGTCGCAGATCAGGATAAGTTCAACGCCAAAGCCGATATCAAACAACTATACCTGCAGCCAGCGATCTATTGGACCGGGCAGGAAGATACGGAAAACAAAAAGTATTGGATCGTTCCCCGATGGGACCCACAGACACCTACCGACACGAAAAAAACAGCCCGACAGATCCGCCCGACAGATCTCTCCTTGTTGCTATACGCCGGGGCCAAGACAGTAAACGGAAAAAACTATCCCTTTTTAAGTCCCTATAAAAATGATGCTATTTCGCTTAAATGGGACGGCAACGACGGACTGATCACCAGGTACCACCAAGATTTCAAAACATGGATTGAAAAACCAAAGCTTAAGGTCAAGGGATCGTTTTTGCTGTCTGCCCTCGATCTGAACAATTTGACTATAACCGATAAAGTACACGTCAATGGCCGCAATTTTTTTATTGAACGGATTGAATACACCATCCAGCATGACCGTATTGATCCTGCCAACGTCGAGCTGATCGAAGTATAATGAATGTCCTTTACCATAAATATTAACCTATGCACCTTTACACCAACAATCAACACGATGACCGAACTAATTAAATCACTATTCCCCATGTTACTGAAAGGCTTTTCGAAATACTTCAAGCCTACAGTATTCGTGCTATTGGTCATCCTCATTATTTGGCTTATGTCCAACGACCGGGAGGACAAGACTATAAGCGACCAAAACTGCAAAGACCAATTGCAGGCCGCACAGGCGGAGCTGTCGGACACCCGAAAACAGCTATTACAATATGTTCTGCAGTCAGAACAGCGACAGCAGAACACGGCCAAAAATGACTCATCACTCCGTAAACAATACAAAAACATAATGCCATGAAAACACTCCTAATCTCAATCATCGTAATCTGTTTGGTTGCAATTGGCATCCAGTTCAACGCTAACAGAGAATTAAAAAAACAGAATATCGAACTGGCGGCACAGCCTGCACAGTCAATCTACATCCCGGTCATTGACACGATCCGAGACACCACTAAGGGCGAAACGATCTTTAAATTCCGTCCTGTCGAATCCACGCTGTCTCTCGACCAGTATGTCAGCAAAGGGCTTGCCGACACGCTTGCCGATGCCCTTCGCCTAACGAAATCAGAACGTGACAACTGGATGCGCAGGGCAAAGTCTTACGAGGCTTTTACAGTCGTCCTGCAAGATTCTTTACATGGAATAAAATACAGCGACGGCCGTGGCCAATGGGCGCATCTAAAGGATAAAACATTCGATATCCGGTATAACATCGACTCGAATATTTGGATCCCTAAAGTAAATCTTACAGCTCGAAAAATCGTCTACCCGGAGCGCAAAAGCATTTTTCAGCAATACCGATATAATGCGGCATGGATCTTTGACGATGACCGTGTCCAGATCAGCAACTTACAGGACTACACAAAAGTTAAACAGCCGTCTCGCTGGGGCATTTCTGCAATCGGCGGACCGGTTGTAACGCCAAACGGTTTTACCTACGGATTCGGCCTTGGATTATCCTATGATATAATCAGTTTCTAACTATGATCACGATCGTTTCACAGCCCCAAGAACTTAACTACACATTGAGCCTGCCGACCCTTTTATACAAGAGCGACAAGGCTTCAACAACTGTAACGTTGTATCGTGGCACGGTCAAGATCTTGGAAGAGAAATATTTTCCTTTTGATGCTAGCACGCCTTTGGAGCTGTATTTTGATACCCTGATCGATGGACTACAGACTATTGATTATCCGAAAACCGAAGAGATCATAACACATGCCAATGCGGCAGGAACATATAAAATTATTGTTGCTGACTCGGATGGATCTAAAGCTATCAACTTCACTGCGATGAAAGGTTTCCACTATTCGCAGCCAATGGACCTAAACCTGTTCTTCTCGACTGCATGGCTGAATATTCCGACCTTACGCCGTCAGGTTAGATCGTTCCAGCCTGTCCACCTTACAGCATTCGCACGTCAGAAGATAAATATCAAAGTGAAAGTGTTTTTTGAGGATAACTCAACACAGACATTTTCATTCGGTACAATGGTATCCGGATCCGTTCAGACTGTCGACATTTCACCATACCTGGTGCAACAGCGGTCGACCAAAAAAATCGTAGAATATTCAGTATTTGGTGCAGACGATACAGGAAAACTTAATATGCGGATGTGCAACTATGTAATTGATCCGATGGATATATATAAGGACGATTATTTCGTTTTTCTGAACCGACTCGGTGGCTGGGAAAGCATTTCGCTTACAGGTCAAAAAACGAATAGCTACAAAAGTGTTCCGTCGGTCGCGCTCTTTGATAAGCGGATAATAAAATATGCAGATGACCGGACTAGAACAGTAAAGAAAAACACGGGGTATATAACTGGTCACACCGATAGGATCCTGATCATCGAAATGATCAATAGTGATCAATGTTACCACATATTGGATGGTGCAGCCAGGCTGATCAACTTCAAAGAACCGACGGTCGACCTTACTGACGGCACACTTAACGAGGCGGATCTCGAATTTACCTATTCGGATCCTCTTTTGGCCAACCCTAGAATCGAAAAACAACCTAACTATCTAACTATATAAAAACATGAGTGAAGTATTAGACTCAAACTTTAACGGTTATCCCAAAGTCACGGACTGGGATAAAGTTTATTTTCTCTTACAGCAGGCAAACTCAAAGGGATTCAATTCAGCTACAAAAAAAGAAATTGTTACAGAATTATTCGGTGACGTCTCTATTCAGGGAGCTGACTATTATGATTTACCAGTCGCGACCTCGTCTGCTACTGTTGCTCTTCCTATTCCAACAACTGCTAACAAATTTGGCTTCTTAGCTAATGGTAAATATACCCAACCAACTGGGGGCACTTTGGAATATTCAGCCACACAATGGGGATTGGTCCTTTTTGACGGATCAAAATGGGGAAAGAAATTTACCCTCGATCTTCCTGCTGGCAAAGATGGCATTAATGGGACTAACGGGATCAACGGAACCAATGGAACCAATGGACTTGATGGGAACAAAATAATTGCTGCGACAGGTATACCTGGCTCCACCACAGGAAATACTGGAGATATTTATATTGATAAAAAGGACCTGATCTTATATGGGCCAAAAATATCTACCGGCTGGGGAATTGGAATAAGCCTTATTCCAGATAAGGTATCTTATAAAACTGGCCAAAATATCTTTAATGGTTATGGTGGAGACCAGGGAAAAGTGCTTAACAGTAGCGGCATACTCGTCCCAGCTACGGATTGGTATACCTCACCGCCAATTTATTGGGGGAATCAAACTGACGCATCCATTACTTCTAGAGCATGGGCGCAATTCGATGAAAATGGTGTTGTAACCTCCAGCTGGTATAATAGCTCTGCAACTTCAATTGAACAGCATCTAGTTAAGGATCCAAATGCAGTTTTTTTTAAAACCAGTGTCGGCATGACAGGTCGAGAAATCACTAGGGCGAATTTTGGTTTAACATTACTTCCATTTACTAGATTTTACAATAAAATTCAGAGTATATATGGAGCTCCTTTATATGTTGATCGAGAGCCAAAGGAGAATTTAAAAGAAATGTTCTTTTCAGAAAGTTTTCAGCCCCAATCAGCAACTTATACTGATGGGGTAATAAATTCCCCGATCAATGTCATTTGGGCTGACGGTTTTTTGGGTGTAATTACTCTGACCAGAAATACTAACGGCTCAGTCACCTCCGCAATTGCTACACATATTAAAGACGACATAACAAGAACATTGACTGTTACCATCACTAGAGATGCAGATGACAATGTAACTAATGTAACTACCACTGTAAACCAATAAATCAATATAAAAAAATGGGAATTTTAGACACAAATCTATCAAGGGTCCAGTTTAAAGAAAAAAGTAACCCTGAAATAAACTTAACGATTGCAGGCAGTTCCTCAATTGATTGCCGTTCGTATAACACACTCAATCTTTCTATGCTGGCCATTTCTACAGCGCAGGATGTTGAAGTGATCGGGACATATCCAAATGGATCGACTTCCAAATATACCTATGCTCTGAAAGGTATTGATATCTCAGGGGAAGTACGTGCAAGTAAGGAAATAACATCCGTTCCTTTGAATTCTTGGTCACAATACCTAATTGACGTTTCGATGTTTAATTCGGTTACAATCTCTAAAATCACTACTTCCGGTGAATTAAAGTTCGTTAGTTATTTATCGGCAAGAATGCTAAACGATTCTGATTATTTTGGATATAACAATTTTTCTAAGTTCAAAAGAAGTGCAGGGGTATTTAATGCATCTGACTTGATCCCAATCACTCAAGCAGTAAAAGAAAATGCTATTATAGTTAAAATAAGCAACACAGAAGATATTACTTCGTTCAGGCTATTTGTTGAGGATGCCCAATTCACTAAAAGATGGTATAATATTACCAAAGGCGAATACATGCAGAACCGAGACACATTACCTGCAGGAACTACCTACATAGCTATTCCTATAGAAACGAAGGAAAGTATAGCATTTACTAATGTTGGTGGTGGTACAATAACTGGTTCGTATAAATTCGAAAACTTTGACTTTAAATTGGACGGCAATCGCCTCTATTGGGAAAAACAGAACGGAGCTGTTGGAAGTGCCAATGAAATCAAAAAGCCAAAAGAAGCGAAATGGGCCAAGGTAACGCTATTTGGACCGTCATCAGCCGGAATGTCAATCGTATTGTATGGCAAAAAAGCCTCTATTTTAGCTGCTAATCCCAATTCACTTTTAAGATATCACCTAACATCAAATCTACCCCTATACAACGCAATTTCGAAAGCTAGGATATTCGATTCCGTTGTCCCTATAACCACTGATCAGACGGCGTATTATTTTAACGTAGAAAATTTTGACACCATTTCTCTAGCGTCTGGAACAGGAAGCCCCCTAGTAGATCTCAAGACAATCTTTAATTTCTATTCTGACCTAGAAAGCACTATAAAAGACGCTATAATTGGCACCAGCAATACCGCAGATAATACAGATAAGTATTTTCAGAATGCCAATATCCTTCCGTTTTTCGAGGATAGCAAGATGGTTGTCTTGAAGGATATATCTTCAAAACGATTGAGGGGCTTATTTAAAGATATCGCAGTTTGGCATAATTCCACGTCCTTGTCAATTTCTCGTACAGGCATTGATGGAGAACAGGTTGTAGTAGATCTAACATCAGCAAATTTTCCAAACCTTATTTCAGGAAGCACAATCGAGCATGTAATTATATTACATTGGACAAGATATAATAACACAGTTCCGAGTGAAAGCTACCGTATCAATGTTATTACGACAAAAGGACAGGTCTATCACAATCACCCATCTAGAGCCCTCACGCACGACGGAGCGGAACAGGCTAACGACTGGTTCACTTTCGAAGAAAGCGTAATTTGGGACATTGAAAATAAAACTACACCAGTAAAAACCAGGTCAGGTAATGATGCCGTTTTGATTTCTACAGGTAAGTATAATTACTTTCCGGCTTTGCCCGATGAAGCTTATGAATTTCATCCTGCTATTGATCAACCAAGTCCATACGGGAATTCAGGATTTGGTTCAGTTTCAGAAAAAACGCAGGCCGATAACACGACTATTAAGTTTTCAAGGTTTTATTTTACTGATCGAAGTAATGGACTTCAAGCCAATCCATTTGGATTTATGGGTGGTTTTGCCACACATCCGAAATTATCCATGCTGGCAACATACAAATCAAATAGTGACCGTCCAACACGTATCTGCTTATTTATGACAAATGACGGCGGCCGACAATGGTATTGTCGATGGGAAGCTGGAATAACGGGTGAAAGAAAATTTGCAAATGGCACCTTAGCTTCCGTCGCTATACCGACATTTTTAGGAAGAAAACTGGTTACAACACAAATGTCAGCTCCAGCTGCCAGCGACATGTTTAACGTCGTTAAAAGGACGCAGTATATTCCTGATTCTTCCAACAAAGAAATTGATAAAACCCAGAAATTTACTTATGGAGCACCGTTTGGGGTCGCTTCAATTACAGCTAACGTTGGCGATATTACTGTTGTGACAACTACACCCCACGGTTTTAATAACGGTGAGCTAATTCTTTTTGAAAAACAAAATGGTACTGTAAGTGAATGGGATTGGATTGTCAACACAGGCCATTCAGCTTTATCTTCAGGATCAGGTGTGTATTTTAAAGCTAATGTTGTTAATAATACAACATTCACGTTAGAGGAAGCGGTAGGACAGCATGATAACAATTTAACGGTTAGACATATTCATTCGCTTAACCGGTGCAAAGATGGTTATTCATTTGGTTGTGGCGAAACCTATCCTGAGGGATGGTGTTTTTGGATTCCGGTCCGGGAAAGCGACAACTTTATTCGAAAATATCCTTGGGATCACTTTGATTTTATCAGACTTAATTCCGTTCGCGAATCTGTTCAAAGGCCATTAGGTTTTACTTTGGAACACGACAACGACAACACTGTATTTGTCGGTATCGATAACGAATATACAATTTTGCCAAATGTGGCGCTTCCAGCCGGGCGTACTGATACTTTCAAACGTTCATCAAATGGAGCTTGGAAAGGAAAATTAGTCGATTTTGATGATCAAAGCAAGTTTGAATGTGTGTTCCCTAGCGATGAAGTATGCTATCTATTTAAACGGATAAATGGTGTATTTGTGTATACTGGGCAACAGGGGCACGTTGGAATGTCTAGATCAGGAGAAAAAAACACCTGGTCTGAGTGCAGAGCACCATGGACCCCTCAACGTTTTGGAGGGACAAATACAGATGGATGGTTTGTCATAGATGGATTACTGTTCAAATACAAATAAAGCTTTCTAATTAAGAAACAGCTTATTACCTTTGCAAATTTTAGAATTTGATCATCTACCAAGTTTATCAAAAGTAATACCTAGGTAATGAAAAGAAGCGATATAAAATTTGATAACCTATGCAAAGAAAAATTGAATCAAAAATTGAAAAAGAAGTGAGTACGGCCGTTTACAAAGGCTTTAAGTTCAAATTTATCACAAATAGATTTCAAGGGCGAGTGTCATCGATCCTAGTGGACGGGGTTAATACAAGATCTGTTGGCGCTGTTGTAGGTGCCTATGATGTAAGTGGAGAACTATCCATAAAATTTAAAGGAATGGCGCCTGACCATGATATTAGTCAGAAGATATTTGAAGAACTTGAATCTATTAGAATGGACAATCAACGGGCAGGGTGATATAAAAACGCCCCCCGGCTTTAAAGTAGTTTCTCACGCTATTTAAAATTACAGCCACGAAGGCACCGGAGGACGAAAAGTCTTCTGGCCTTCGTGGCTTTATTTTTTTACAGTAATAATAAATAACGTGAGAAGCCGCAAATATATAATTTAAATGAATAAATACCACAAAATACTTGAAAAGATCCTTTCCAAGGGGAAGGATCAACAGAACAAAAAAGGAACAATAAAATACTTGGTAAACCGAAAAATTGAATTGGCTCCGGGAGATCTTCTTGAAATATTTGAAGGGCATGGAATTGCTCGGAAGAAATTGTCCGCAGAATTGGAGCTCTTCCAGAAAGGGGAACGCTCCGTGGAAAAATACAGGGATCATGGTATTACCTGGTGGGACTATTGCGGAAGTATATTGGTAAACTCCTATCCGACCTACTTTGAACAGCTTCCTGCATTGATCACCAAGATCAATAAAGAGAAGAGATCATCAAAAAACTATGTATTGTTCCTGGGGAGGACAGATGTAGAAAGCAATCAGCAGCCATGCCTGTCGTTGATTCAGTTCCAAATTGCCAATGGGAAATTAATAGTGTCTGCATACCAAAGAAGTTCGGATGCTTCATTGGGATTACCTGCTGATATTTATCACCTATATTTAATAAGCCGCAAAATTGACGTCCCTTTGAAATCAATAACTTTGTTTTTGGGAAACGTTCACATTTACGACAATAATCTGGAAAGCACTAAGCTCCTATTGGAGGGATCAGGATCACCAACTTTTAACTTGAATGTGGCTTAAATAAAGGGGCTAAGCCCCTTTACATGACAAATTTAAATCCTTCCTGAATTTTCAAAGTTTGTTCAAGTTCGTATTCCTCATCAATGTGAGCATATCTTTCGGTAGTAGCTATTTTAGAATGCCCCATGATATTTTTAAGCGCATAGATATCCCCTACTGTTGTCATAAATAGATATCCGAAAGTATGACGGCCAACGTGGCTGTGAATCTTCTTTTTAATATCGGCCATTTTTGCTAGGTCCTTTAAAGTGCGGTTATATTCCTGCGTCGTTGGCAAACTAAAGAACTGGTTCAATGCTTCGTTGATAAATTGTTTAGCTATTGGCACAATTGGAATCTTGATGGTTTTAGGAGCCTTATTGATGTTTTTTTGCATAGTGAACATTGCAATATTATCAGACAGCATCCAGTTCTTATTAGCCTTATATACATCCGATATCCGCAAGCTTGTAAAACACTGAAACAGGAAAGCCTTAAGGACAACCGTTTCTGTCTCGGAAAGGATTTGCCGACTAAATAGATTGATCAACCTTTTAATCTCATCCCTATTCAGATAAGTAGTAGGACTTTTTACAGGCTTATTTGGGTAATCTATTGCTTTTTCATCTACGAATATCGTGGCCTCTTCATTTGCCACTCTTAGCAATGCTTTAAGGTCTTTAATACGTCCCCAAATAGTATTGTGAGCATTTCCTTTTGCTTTTAGGAAAGCTTTATAATTGTCCATCCATTTAACGTTGATCTGTGGGAATTGGACGAACTCGTCGAATGCTTTCACCGTTTCGACGGTGCCCTTCTGGTTGATGTATGTACGTTCGGAAATCAGCTTCTTAGTAAATAATTCCTTCAGCCTCGTTCCCATGTAACCGACCAAAGTTTTGGAAGAATCAAATAGTTTAAGTTCACGTATAAGATTTTCCTCATCCAATATTCGATTTGTTAAACGATAGACTTTTGCTATCTCGTTGACCTTGCTGATCTCGGAAGTGATGATCATGTTATAGTCCATGACATCCGGGTCCGATTTCAGGCGTGGCAAAAGCATCTTGTTTTGCTTATCTACCTTTTCGAAATGCCAGCGCAGATTCAATGGTAGTCTAGGACGGTACTTAAATCCACGTCCTGATATATAGACTTCGAGGTACAAAGAAACTTCCTTTGTAACCGGGTTAATTTTATCCTTCCGATAAAATAACGTGATTGAAAATTTGAACAAGTTTTCAGAGGTTTTGAAATCAACACTCATAGCACGATTTATCAAGGTGTACACAGGGTGTACAAATAAATCGGCTACATGATCTAAAACCCCCACTAGAAAAGATGGGCCGTACGTCTTCAA